AAAGAATAAACCCTGCTCCAAATTTATTGACATCACGTTGCCCTTGATTAGCAGAAACAGTTGCGTCTATATCAACCCTATTTAAACTTAATTCTAAAATCCTAGTTAGCCTATTAAAAGTGTCTGGAGGAATATAGTCCCCTGTAGCGACTGGTAGTTTAGTTTCTAATAACTTAGCCATTATCTCCTACCACTCTGTTGTAAATCCATACGAGTTGCACCTACCCTAAACCCAACACCCAACCTTACTTCCACATTGTTATCATCGTCTGATTCAATCCTAAGTGCTGCTTGTCTTGCCCTTACTCTTACATCAATTTTAGAAGTACTATTTGTACAGGTATTTGTTGCAGAAGTGGACAAACTTTCTGCTGGATAGTTTCTGGTTTTTATAACAAAATTAATAATCTGACCACTACCCCCACTTCCTGTAAACTTAATATCAGGTATTATTCTTCTTATCATTTGGTAGAATGTTCCTTCCCCTAAATCAAAATCACTGGATTCAATGTAAACATTATCCATCGGTGAACCATCAGCGTCGTTGCCTGTTTCATGATTGTATAAATACCCTACATCACTTGTAGTGTATGTAGCCATTGGACTATTGAAGACACCTTCGTCTAACCAAGCTGTTCTGTTTAGTTGCCCAATGCTCCAAACATTTTCAGTGTAATTATAGGTAACATATTTGTCTATTGCTGTAGAACTGCTTGAACAATAGAACCAACCTACTTCATCAAATTCTTTATTTAAAGTAGCAAAGGTCTGGTACGCTTGCCCTATGTTAATGTCACTTAAAACATAGTTCTGAACACTACATGGCAGTTCTCTGACTTGTCCGTTATAAGTGTAGAAGCCTGTTTTATCCATCCAGAACACACCAGCTGGTGAATTAATAGCAGCATTAGGAGCAATAAGACCTATTCCTTCGTTTACTAAATTAACTCCAAAAGTAAACGGTTGCCCTATAAAACTCATTGAATAAAGTGAAGTATCTGTCCAAACTAGGGTTTCTTGTCTGGCTCTAATGGCTCCAATAATTTGTGAGCCTGCTGATAACCTAAAAGATCCTGCAGTATTGTCAGGGAGAGGTTCCCATTGAGTAGCGTTTTCTTGGTCACTCCAACAAATAAATAATGGATCTGAAGCACTTGTTCTTTGGTTACTGGTGTTAATAGGATCTGCCCCAAAACAAATAATGTGTCTGTCTATGTCACTCACTAAAATCTGTAACGCTTTGGTTGGAGCTTGGTTAGCACCTGCCAAATCAGAAAAAGCTACTGCTCTAACAGTTGCACCTGAGGATTCATCCCAATAATATATTCCGCCACCACGAACATTCATTACTAAATCTTCGCCAAAATTATCATGGCTCCAGTTCCTAAGTTGGTTAGAAGACGAAATAGCACTAACTGAGCCAAACGTTCCAGCACTCCAAGTTCCAGCACCCCAACCAGATCCTTCAACATAGACATCTAGACCTACATTGATTTGATACGCTCCTACTACGGAACCACCACCATTACCACTATCACTACTATTAGCAGTTACGGTGTCTCCGTCTGTGTCTTTTGCTTCTATTGTGTAGACATTAACGCTTGTCACAGTAGCAATTTGGTATTCTTGATTAAGAACATCTGCAGTAATTAACCCACCTAAAGTAGCAGCGCCACTAAAAGTAACGAAATCATTAGCTACTGCTCCATGACTTGAGTCTGTTACTGTTATAGTTGAACTGCCATTAGTTGCAGCAAAGGTTACATCCCCAGCAGAAGTGGTGAGTCGTATAGGGGTTATATCGTTGTAATTATCTCCCTGTTTAACGTAATACTTCCATGTAGTACCTACCCCAAGGTAAGGTGTTAATTGTAGGTCTACCCACGCATGGAGGGCTCTGCAGGTGGACTGAAAAGTGTTTAAGGTGTTTTTAGCCCATCCACCTATTTTTTCAGGGTAGTTTTTACGAAAACGGATTAAGTTTGCGTCAAACCACCCACCCTCGTTTGAGTAATCTGTTCCTTCCTTGTTGATTCCAGGTCGGAGAGTGAATTTTTCTAGAGGCACTTAGTCTCCTAAAATAATTGATCAGCTAAAATAGCTCCTGCACTCAACAGTAATGTAACCAAAGTAGCAATAACGAAAAGTTCAAGACGTTTAATACGATTAATAGTTTCTAACCAACGTTCGGTACAAACTGCCTCGTGTTTTTCGATGTGGGCGGCAACTTCCATTACTGTTTTCTTAGCCATTAACCATTATTTGTCTTTAGCTTTACCAATATTTAAAGCTAAAAAATCTATAACTTTATATAATTTGCCTAAAAACTTATCTCCTTTAGGAGTAGGGGTTACGGCAGCCACTAATGAAGCTATTGCGATAATAGCGGTTATCCACATAAATATATTAATATATAACATTATTCTTCCTCTTCTATTTCTGTTGGTTGTTCAGGCATATCCCAGCAATTAAGGTTGGAAGCGACAGTTCTTCTTTCGCCTTCTCCCTTAAAAGGATATACCATGTGTTGCAACCAAGAGGGAAAAACCAACAACTTCCCTACCTCTGGTTGTATAACAAAAGACTGAGGCGGTCTCAATCTATCTGTATTCATTAATTCATTTCTTCCATAATTAAAAGCAATGTAGCCATCACAATCACCTGATGATTGATATAAAGAATAGGTTGGTGATCCAGCTACAGGTTGATCTAGTATCTGTTGTGGAACTTTTGTCCAGCTAGTCGAAGATATACCCATAATAGTTTTAGTGCCGTGATCGTGTATAGGGTTGTAATCACCCTCGTAACTGTGTACTGACCACGTTTCATCAACCGCTACAGCTTTAGGTGCTTTCAACATTGAACCAGTATTCTGAGCAAAGAAATTAATATAATCTGCTCCCAAACCACATACAAAATCCGTGTATTCTTTTACTCTAGGGTCAGCGTTATCCATAAGTAGTTGTTCACCTTGTGTTATTTGCCCAACCAAAGTATCAGCTAAAGACTTCTTATTTTCATCTTCAACGTATTCGTCAAGATAATCATTCAAGTCCTCAACCATACCCTCTGGCATTTGTGTCTCCATAACAAAGACACTAGGCATGTTATGTACTGTTACTTCAGCCATTAACTAGGTACTGCGAATGAATCGTCAGGTACTGGGTTACTAGGTGGGTTAGTAATAACCGAATCCACTTGACTAGCAAATACTGCATCCCATTGAGACACAGGACATAGTGCTACTAAGTCTGCATTACTAAACGTGCCTTTTGCTGCTTTGGTAAAGTTACTTGCTCCTGAGTCTGGATCAGTTGCCCATACATCCTCACTAAACGTACTGGTATAGTACGTTGCATCACCTTCGCTGTCGTTTTCGTATTGCATTTCCAAACGCCATTTTTCCACTTTACTGGATTTGACATAAGGAATGGTTTTTACTAATGTTTTAGTTACTGCCATTTTTTTCTCCTTTATTTAAGTTTATCTTCTAATTCTTCGACTTTTGCCGAAAGTTCTTGTACTGCTTTGACCATTAAAGGCATTAATGATGCTTCGCCAATTCTTTGTCTGCCATCAACATCATCTTCTGTCCACATATCAAAGCCATCTTTTAAATCATAGTTGTCTATAACTTCTTTAACTTCTTGTGCTATAAAGCCATGATTGTATTTACCATCCATAACCCTTTCTTCAGAGTCAGGTACGTGGGCTTTCATTTCCGAAGGTACGTCTTTACCTTTCTTCCATCTGAAAGTTACAGGTCTTAAATCATTGATAAAATCTAATCCAACTTCTTCATCTTGTATATCTTCTTTTAGTCTTACATCTGATGGAGCAGTAATAGAAGTAGCTCCAAAAGCAATGGCTGAATCTGTTGTTCCATTACCGAAACAAAAAGAGTCATCAGCGTTTCCTGTAACATTATATCCCATTACTATTTGATTATTTCCACCTGATCCAGATGGATCACATGAAGAACCCACAATTACATTTTGCGCTCCTGTAGTTATTACATCTCCTGCGGCATAACCTATGCCTATGTTATAACCTGCTGAAGTGTTAGCTGCTAAAGCATGACTACCTAGTGCTGTATTAAGTGCCCCTGTACAAGCTCCTAAAGCATTATTTCCAATAGCCGTATTCTGACTTGATGACACACAAGCATCTAAAGCCGTATTACCAACCGCAGTATTTTCTGCACCAGTTGTGTTAGCCGTTAAAGCATTATATCCGATAGCAATGTTGTTAGATGCTGTCGTATTAGAGTCTAAAGCATACGAACCTATAGCAATATTTTCACCACCAGTTGTGTTTGCCTGCATCGTACTACGACCTATTCCAACATTATAATTCCCTGTGGTGTTCCCATACAGAGCATACGAACCAAGAGAGACATTAGAATGCCCTGTGGTGTTTGTTGTTAAAGAATATCCGCCAACTGCGGTATTGTGGTCGGCTGTTGTATTAGAGTCTAATGCGTAAGCACCAACAGCTACGTTTGATGTTCCTGTAGTGTTTGCTCCTAAAGAGTCGTGTCCAACAGCCGTGTTATTTGAAGCAGTGGTATTAGCATCAAGTGCATTAGAACCCACAGCTACGTTGTTGCCGCCTGTGGTATTTACTTTTAAAGCAGCCTTACCAACTGCTGTGTTATAACTAGCTGTAGTATTTGCTTCTAGTGCTTGATCTCCAATAGCAACAATCCCGTTGCCTGTTGTACTGGCAATTAAAGAACCATACCCAACAGCAACATTTTCTGCACCTGTGGTGTTTACATACATACTTCTATAACCAAGTGCTGTGTTACGAGAGGCTGTGGTATTGTCAGCTAATGCCTCACGTCCTACTGCAACATTAGTAGCACCTGTTGTATTTGCTTCTAAAGAACCTTCACCAACAGCAGTATTTTCTGCACCTGTCGTGTTGGCATATAAAGCATCCTTACCCATTGCCGTATTAGAGTTAGCTGTAGTATTTAACCTTAAAGCATTTCTACCAACAGCTACGTTTGATGCACCTGTGGTATTAGTGAGTAATGCAGCTTGACCGATAGCTATATTATCAGAAGCTGTAGTGTTAGCTATTAAAGCATCTTTACCAA